AAACCCGCCGGTCTCAATGTCGAACGCTACCCACGTCTCGATGCCGTCGAACGCTCGCACCGCCTCTTCGGCATCTGTAATTACTGGAATACCTTGTACCACCCGCACCGGCACCACACCTCAAAACGTTTCAAATCCGTCGAGAACAAGTATTTCCCGCACTTCGAGCAGACGACTTCAGTCCCGGATTTGGACGTAGTAGTATTCTTTTCCCCGGAAGTCCCTGTAGTGCGGGAGTTTTTCGAGCGCGACCTCGATGACGTCACGACAGAACCCCCTTTCTTGCAGCCGTAGAACGAGTGTCTCGCGGTCGACAGGCTCGACAACGTCGACCTGAGCGAGCACCGCTTCGACCGACGCCTCGGTGCGTGCTCGATTCTGCAGCCACCGTGCAAACGCGACGGCTCGCTCAGGTAGCGGTCGATTCTGTCGAGCCGCTTTGACCCACTTCTGCAGCACCTGCGGCGTAGCGCCGAATTTAACGGCGAGCCCCGACAGCTCTCCGTAACCAGGATTCCAGTATACCAGTATCTGCCGTTCATCCATACTGCATCCTCCTGTTCTTCCTTCTGATTATGGTCCACCACGCCTCAAGGCTCATATCCCCGGGGGTGATGGACACGTCCTCCGGTTCAAGGTAGGCAGGGAACGACCGCTCGGTGCTGCAGACCCGGCACCTAGCAGAGAGCCACTCCCTGCCATCCGGCGTCTCGATCACCCACCAATGAGCACACATCGTCACGACTCCAGCTTGATTGTCGGTATATAAAATTTCCGTGACCCCTTCTGCACTAAAGCGGCTCCAATCTCGACGGTGAGACCAAAACCACGGGTTTTGAGCGCCAAATTGAGCTGCGAAATCTGACGCCACGCAGAGCGCTGTGAAAAGCGCACAACGACCGGAAAACCGTCGTCGAGTGCGAGGACGTACTCGTACGACAGGCGGCACTCCGGGGGAGTGCGATCCATCCACTTCGCGTACGAACAAGTGTCGCACTCGCCGGTAACGTCTTCCGGCGCAGCCTCGCGCGGCGTTGCGGTCGCTCCATCGAGGGAGAAGCACACGAGCGCGTCGTTGAGGAACAGCGCGCGAGTTTTTCGCATAGCGAGCACCTGTCCGCGCAGCGTGGAGCGGGTGCTGCCGTCCGGCAGGATCCACTGACCAGGCTTCACATCCCCGGCTGCCACCTCAGGTGTGGTCGCCTGCGCAAGCCTAGCGCGGGGGAGTTGGATGTCCTCGACGTCGAGGGCATCGGCGTCGCTGGCAAAGCCAGCCTCAACGGGGATAGGGAGATTGTCCATCAGACGCCTCCTTACAACTGGTCTAGAACTGATGCTACACCCTATCGGTGGTTGTGTCAACACCCCGCCACCGTATTCCGCGGTAGACCTTGGTCGGCCTGCCTCCGAGGCGCTGTAGATTCGACTTGCCATCGACGGTGTACCGCCGCATCTCCCGACCGAAGGCTTGCCGCGAGGGGAGGGGGAGACCTTCGTCCGTGCACCATGCCTCAAAACGCTCGTAGATCTCGGCGCACGGAATGACGTCCTCGGCATCGCCGGTCACGTCGCAGAGCAGTGCGAGGAACGATGCCACGGGATCCACTTCCGTGCGCACCGAGGAAACGTACTTCCGCGACTCTTCGGTGTCGAAGACGAATCCGTTGGCGATGAACGCCTGCGCGCCGCGAGCCATCCAAGAGAAAATGGCATCCCGTTCGGATTCGAAGCGCTCCATAAACTCGTGGAACGGAAGATTCTCATCCTCAGGAATCTGAACCTCCCACGGCAGTACCGACACACGGCGCCACGTCCCCTCGTCGTTTGAGTCGAATTCCGGGAGATTGTTCGAGGTCACGATGAGTGTCGCTTGTGGTCGGAATTGGAACGGCACGCCATAGATCTGACGTGCTGTGATGGTGTCACCAGACAACAGCGCCTTGAGCACAGCAGAGCGAACGTTGTACTTCGTCAGGTCCTGCACGATTGCGAGGCGTTTGCCGCGCATCATTGCGAGGCGGTACTGCGACTCGGCAGACCGTATGTCAAACAACGCCTCGTCGACCTTGAGCACCAGCGGCGCCAACACCGATTCGATTACGTACACCGTCGCTGACTTGCCGTTGCGTCCCTTACCGTACCACCAGCTCAAACTCTGTGGCACGACACCTAGCAACGCGCTGCCAAGGAGCCGCTGCAAATACTGCCGCTTCCACGGTTCTGGCAGTACGCGTTCTAGATGAGCAAGCCAGTGCCGAGGTTCATCCTCGACGTATTTCACGCTCAGCGAATAAGTGAACCTAGCTTCGTGCTCGACGTATGCCAGCTTGGATAGATCGAATACGCCGTAGTCCGTATTCACGAGGTACGGTGGCGCATCGAAATCGTCGAGCGAGGCGGTGTGGTTCTTCAATACGATGGGTGCGATGTTATACAACTTCGTGCGTAAATTCGCGATGTCCACGATGTGGTCGGGGAATCGCTCGGCAGCGATGACCGAGACAAAGGAGTATATACCCTGCCGCGCGAAAACGAAACGGTTGCCCTCGCGTCGGTACCATCCAGCCTCGGTGTAGACGTGATTAGGACTAACGTATGTCGCGAGTTCGGTTAAAATCTCGTTCTCTGTCGAGCGCTGCAGCTCCTTGAGCCGCTGCCGCTCCTCCCGTTCCTGCTGTTTCTTTTCTTCCAACCCCTTCAGCCTCACACCGATGTCACGCTCGTTGTTCATCCAAGCCAGTACACGAGGCGGTAAGAGCTCCTTCAGCGCGGAGTACCCTACAACAGCCTCGCCGCGCTGTAGCCTCGTGTACGTATCCTCGACGGCACGGACTCGATCGTATACCTCCTCGTCTGCTACCGCCGCAGCAACCGCGCGTACGAACCGGCGAGCATCGTCACGAGCGAAGCCGCTTTTTGCGAGGTACCCTGCTGTCGCGAGTGCCAGTTCGTGGCGCACGCTCGGCAGCCACGCGTGCGCTAGCGCCGTGAGAAACGCGAGCAACGAGCACGAGCGCCGTAGAGTGTCGGCGTCCACCGCTGCCACCCGGTCGAGGAGGTCGTCTAGCACTGCATTGTCGTACTCGTCCCACTCGTACTGCTCTCCCGAGGGATGGGTGCTCGGGGGAACGACGGACTGCGCACCGGACGAGCGCAGCTCAAGGAGCAGCGCGCCGTTCGGCAATTTCCACTTCGTGGTGTCGATGCTGCCATCGTCGAGGCGGTAGAGGTAGTGGGAACGCCGCCGAGACTGTCTGCCGTACGTGAGCGTGTACGGCAGTACCTCCGGCGCGATACGCGCTGCGAGGTCGTCGTCGAGGTCGACGTCTACGAGGTCGTCGCCGAGCAGAACCCCGACGTTGTAGTCGCCTCGACGTACGGCTTCCCAATCCGGCGCCACCGGCGGGAGGGAAGTCCACCCCCGCTGCGCCGGCACCTTCGAGCGGCTTTTCACGAGAACGTAGTGCATCAAGCGACTCCTTTAAGAGGAGGGTGTATCACGAATCGTACCACGCCGCCGCCGCTCCTGCGAAACCCCCCAGGGGTACGTAACCGTGTAACCGTAACCGATGTACTATCTTTATATATCTATGAGAACCTGATTGCGTTTGCGTGCAGCACGCCGCGCCACGCCTGAGATCGAGGTATTGTTTTTAAGTAATACTATAGGGGTTACGGTTACCGGTTACGGCTCAGCCGACCGCCTCGCGGGTCAGATCTTCACGGCGCGCGCCCTCTGCGAGCGCTCGTTTTTTATGTAGTGCGCCTCGTCGACGATGAGGAGGTCGCATGCGAGCCGCTCGACGTGGCGGCTCGCCACGTCATAGTTAACGATGAGTACGTCAGCGTCTGGCATATTGTTGCCGGCGATGACACCGACGGTGAGCGGGAGCGTCGACCATCGCTTCCACTCGTACACCCAGTTCAGCTTTACCGACGCCGGACAAACGACAACTACGCGACGAGGACGCAGTGTATTCGCGACGAGAATCGCCTGCACTGTCTTGCCGAGTCCCATCTCGTCGGCGATGAGCACGCCTCGACCCTCGGCGAGGGTGTGGAGCGCGTACTTTACTCCAGCGAGCTGAAACGGATATGGGGTTAGACCAGCAGGAACAGGTACGTCGATGTCGGCAGCAGAGGCTCGCGATTCGTTGATGCGTTGCTCCAGCTCTGCGATGCGAGCCGTTGCGGCGTCGTCGAGCCATCGGACTATTGGCTCGACGTTGTGAAGTGCCGTCGTGTGCCATATACGACGAGCGGGGTCCCATCGGAACCCTGCCGCCTTGAGCGCCTCGCGGTGGGGGTAGGTGTTCCCCGCCGCAACAAATTCGCCGCTGCGGAACGTGATGTGCATACTACCTCTCCTAGGCGTAGGAGTAGACCGTCGCGCCGTATGTGTCAACCCCCTGCAGAAAATACGTTGCTTATACTTGGGGCCGGTCAGCCAGTCCCCATATCCGACCGGTTTTTGACGCGCGCTCGCTCCTTCGGGGACTGGCCAGATGCCGAGGGGGCTGGTGTGAGTATGCCGCCATCGCATCTCCTCGCAAGGTTCCCGTTTCTTTGCCTACTGCCAGTTGACACCCTTAGGTTGAGGCGCTACTCTACGGCTAGACCACCCAGTGGAGGAGCGCCGATGGAAGAGGCAGTGCGGAAAGCGGCGGCAATGGCGAAGGACATAGCACCGCTCATCGACGGCAGCCGGTTCAGCGCCGCGCTCAGCTGGCTCGCCGACAACAAGCCTGACCGCAAGACGGTCAGGCACCACCTCCAGATTGTGGAGGAAGCCATCGAACGACTTACCGAAATTCGTAAAACTCTCAAGGAGGTGCTTCGGTGACGGTCTTCGCATACAATATCGCCGCAGAAGAAGTACGAGACGTCTGCGCAAAGGGGTTCGGATACCCGATAGTGCAGCTCAAAGACGCGCCGCGCGTCGGTGTGGCGGTCGCCGAGTCGTTTGAGGAGGTGCGGTCGCACCTTCTAAAAAACGGCTCGATGATCCGAGACCTTGTTGTAGTCGTGCCTCAAAGTGTGCATGAAATTCGAGCTGGTTCTCTCGTATGGTGCGCGTGGATGCTCGTCGTGACCGGTACCGAGCCGCCGGTCGTCGTTCTCCGCCTCGTCTCTGCGGTTCGAATGCTGCGGCGCATGCCGCTCGTCGTAGTGACTCCATACTACGATCTGGAGAAAACGATGGTCGAGGCAAACGTGAGGACTTTCCCGCCGGTGAGGGAGTAGCCGTACGAGCCTTTGGGGGATACTGGACGATGCCGCTGGTGCCTCGTGCCACTCGACGACCACGACGTTATCTGCACACGGGGGTGCGCGGTCGACTGCGGCGGCGACGCTGCCGCGGAGAAGCGGGGTTCGACTCCCCGCCGCCTCCACCACCCCGACATGCTCGTGATGTCGCAGGAGGCTGAAATGATTACGGAACTTGAATATGGAGCGCCACTCGCTACGTTTCGGTTCTGGCAGAAGGTAGATACGAGCGTACCGCCGGTCGTGGCGTTACTAGCCGGCGACCATTTCGCTGGTTTCCGCCGCGTGATACTATCGCGTGCCGAGGGTTCCATCGCGCTTGTGGAACTGGAGCTGTGGTCGGTAGAGGCGATCGAGGCGTTCTTGCCTCAGTACACAGCGGCTCTTGAGTATGCTTACGTCGCGGACGGCTTCAACCCTTACTTGCTGGCGGTTGATTCCCCAGACCCTGCCATCCTCGCGCAGATAGAAGCCTACCTTGCTGCGTATGGCGTGTCTGTCGCCAAACTCTGCGATAGGTTAGGGTGGAACTAATGCTGAGAAGGCAGCTAGTCATCATCGAAGGACCGAACGGGTGCGGCAAGACGACGTTCGTCCGCCGCATCGAAGAGCTGTACCCCGGTCACACGTGTATCGTCCATTGGCGCTCGCAGACACCGCACCATTACGAGTACGCATTCCAGGCTGCGCGCTTCCTCATCGAGGCGGAGGTGCTCGTAGTGTGGGACAGGAGCTGGTTGTCGAACCTCGTCTACGCACGCCTCGGAAGTAACACGCTGGAGTACTCAGATAAGGATCTTCGCCGCTTTCATAGAGTACCGGCGCTGCGCATCGTCGTGGTTCCGCCGGCGAGGCTTAGACACGACGACGCTACCGACCCTCACGAGAAAGACTACGAGCTGGAGCGTATGGCATACCTCGACGAGGCGAGGCGATGGGGGTGGAACGTGATTGATCGGTACTACGATACTGACGAGGTGGCGCGCGAGGTGGTAGACTTTATGACATGCCGAAGGGATGTCGTCTCATCGATAGTGACATTGCCATCGAGACCATCATCGCGTACCTAAGCGCCGGTCATTTCGTCGATACTGCGGCGAAAGCTGCCGGTGTCGACCCTGAGACCGTGTCTCGGTACATCAGAGCATACGAGACCGGCGAAGGCGACGAGGCTTCGCGAGAGCTTGGTAAGATGTTCGCGGAAGCCATTGCGAAGGCTGAGGTTAGTATTCTCGGGAAATGGATGCAGGCGTTCGATAAAGACTGGCGAGCCGTGGCGGCTTTTCTCGCTAAGCGGTTCCCTGACCGCTATAGCGCCGCACTAAAGGAGCTGTCCAATGCAGACTTAAACATTCGGTTCGAAATCGTGGATTACGACCCCGCAGAGCATGGGAAGAAGGGAGGACGACCAAGAAAGAAGCGTGAGGCATGAACGGCTGGGGTTTAGAGACATGTTATACTCAATGTATCATCGAACGCTCGCGGAGGAGCTGCATTACATCGATATTGATGCCGTCGAGTATTGCGCCGAATGCCGCACGCCGATTGCATTAATCGAGACAGTCCGAGATGTGGGACAGAATCTGTTAACGAAGTCCTACACAGTGACGCGTCGCCTAGCCTTGATGGCCGGACTTCCTGCGTTCGTCGTCGCGTACAGAGCGGGTCTTGACGAAGATACGAACGACGAATACATCGAGACGCTTCGAGTGCGGCAGGTGTCGCCGAGCGTAGACAAGTATTTCACCGTAATGGCGCCGGAGGAATACGAGCAATGGCTTCTAAGCCTAAGAAAAACTCACTCGTGTACAAAGTAACAAAGGCGCAGCATGAGTTCGTCACCGCCGAAGAGGATGTAGTACTTTTTGTCGGCGGCATTGGCTCTGGCAAGACCTATGCCGGAACCCTCCGCTGTATGCGGTTCTTTACCGACACTACTCCTCGCACAGGAATTGTCGTTGCTCCTACCTACCGTATGCTCGTCGACGTCGTTGAACGGACTTGTTTGGAGCTGTGGAATCCCATCGAGTACCACCGCACGCTACACGCCATGCGAGTTGGTCCGCACCTCGTTCTTTTTCGGAGTGCAGACGAGCCGGATCGGTTGAGAGGGATTAACGCCTCGTGGGTATGGGTGGACGAGGCGGCGCTAGTGCGCAAGGAGGTTTGGCTCATTTTGCTCGGTCGCCTTCGTGAGCACGGAGAACGAGGTAAGGCGTGGTTGACGACCACGCCTAAGGGTAAGAACAACTGGGTGTACGAGGTGGCGCACCAGCCGGGGGTGCGCGTCGTGCACGCGCGGACCTCGAGCAATGTGTTCCTCGACGAGTCGTTCGTCGAGATGCTGCGGCAGGAGTATACGAACAGATTCCAGCAGCAGGAGCTGGAAGGCGAGTTCATCGACATGGATGACGCACTCATTGACGTCTCCCGCATTCGGTGGATTGACGGCGTAGACGAGTCCGAAGTCGTCGACTCTGTGCGATACTGGGACCTCGCGGTATCGATGAGGTCGACGGCTGACTATACGGCCTCGGCGCGAGTGGTGAGGCTTCGTGACGGCAGGTACGTCGCCACCGCTCCTATTCGGCGGCGCATTCCGTACCCCGAGCTTCGCGAACTAATCGTACAGACGCATCTAGCAGAGCCGTCTACGAGAGTATATGTCGAGGCGAACGCCTTCCAGCTCGCCGCTGTGCAGGACCTGCAGTCCGACCCGCGAGTGGGGTTTGTGGAACCTATTATCGTCGATCGTGATAAAGTAAGTCGAGCTATGCCGTGGGTAGCGAGGCTGGAGCAGGGAGTGCTGGCGTTCGACTCGTTGTACGACTGGCGAGACTGGATCCGCGAGTTTTCTCAGTTCCCGGAGGGGGAACACGACGACACGGTAGATGCGTTGAGCGGCGCCTTTTTGGCGCTGTCTAAACCGAGGCGTAAGTTGGAGGTGTGGTAATGCATCGCATGAGAGATACTGTTTACACGGCGGTGCACGTGCACGCTGCCATCGTGGCTGCGGTGCTGTTAGTATTACATTCCGCTGCTGCTGTATACCATGCCTTGCGAGTGATGGAGGATAGATGACGACGCCGCCCGGTCGTTGTCCTAGGTGCCTCGATCCGATTGACGACCACAGAGGCGCGGAACCTTGTCGCCTCGGGAAGAAGACAAGGGTGCGATACCTGACGTTCTCCGGCGGTGTTTGCACAACGTGCGGCCGACCGCTTGACGACCACGCTTCACACCAGGACGGTCTTTCGTGTCCACCAAATCAGGCGTAGAATGGTGGTCCTATGATCGTCATCTACGACGCACACGACGGAAGTCTGTTGTGGGATGTATACGAACAGCGCGGCATATATGTAAACTGCCGCACTGTCGAAGTGATGGACTATGCGCGCGCCGTGAGATGGATACGCGAGCGGGGGTGGTCTGAGCTTCCGCTGACGTGTGAGTGTTACGCGTGCCGTGCGAGCCGTGCGAGCCGAGACACTTCGAAATGAGCAACGCTGCGGAGTGCGTCTCGTCGTTCGAGATCTTCCAGCTGCTTTCGCACTACAATGAGACCGCGTTCGCTCATCTCTGGAGGCTCGGCGTCGAACTCCTCGTAGTGCTGCGCGAGGTGCTGGTAGACCTCGTCGCGATCGTTGTCAGGGATATCGACACCCCCTCGCGCCTCGAGGAGAGCAGCCATCGCGGCGACAACCCCTCGCCAATGCGCCGGACCAACTCCCGACTTTTGCGGTACGTGGTGCGGCAATTTGAGGTCGTCGAATCTTTCAGGCGGCCACGCCGCGCTCCAGGCGAAATGGCGACCGATCCGCCGCCGCTCGGTTGTGTCGAGTTCGTCAAATCGCATGTCGGTGAAATCGCTCAGATTAGGACGAGACCACGAACCTTCTCGGGTAGTTCCTTCGCTTCGGAACGGAACCGCCATTTTGACCGAGATGGTGCTGGTTAGCGGCTGCGCGGGAACGCCGACAAGGGAGATCTCGTACACCGTTGCGCGCTTGATGACGCGCACGTCCTTATCGTAGCAGTGTTCATTAATGATGAAGCCGAACGACCATTTTGCTTTAGAGCCGAGCGCCTTCACTGTCTCATAAGCCTCCTTGCCGGAGGCGGTATTCAAGAAAAACTTCCCCCGCACCGTTGCAAGGTCACCTCTAATGGAAGGCACTCCAATGCCGATAGGAAGTCCGCTGTGGTTGGCGAGGAGAGGTACCTCGGAATCGACGAACTCAAGACCGGAGACGTCAACGATGTCGCCGACTAAGTCGGGAGCCCCGCCGACAGCAAACACCGCCTCGAAAACACCCTCATCGTCGAGTACTTCGAGGTTCTTAGTGGAAAGCGTGACGTATCGCATTCGTTGCTACCTCCGGCTTGTATTGTACCACGAGCCTACTATGTGGTATAGTAGTCATGCATGGAGGTGCTTAGATGTCGACTTCTATCGTCGTGAAGCCGTTTCTTGCGTATATCGCAGACGTCGGCACAACATTTCCTGCTCTAGGCTCTGCTCCTGGCGCGGGGTGGACGAAGATCGGCGATTCTGAGCTTTGTCAGGACGACGACGGTCTGACCATCACCATCTCTCAGAATGTTGAGTACTTCCGAGGTCAGAATACCGGTCCGATGAAAGCGTGGCGCACCGAGGAGACGGTTGAAATTGAGTTCAACCTCGCCGATTTCAGCGCCGAGGTCGTGGCTGCTGCGCTTGGCACCACGGTGACGACTGGCACGAGCAACAAGAGCGTCGCTCTTTTCCGCGGCATTTCAATGAGGGAGAAGGCTCTCCTCGTGCGTGGCGTCGGCGCCTCACCATACGACCAGACGAAGGACGTTCAGTACGAATTCCCGCGCGTAGTGGCCAGCGGTGAGCCAGAGCTGGTGCACTCGAAGTCCGGTCCAGTCATTGTGAAGGTGAAATACACAGTGATCTGGGATTCGACGAACGGTTTCGGCGTCGTGCGTATGGCGACATAATAGGAGGCAGTCGATGAGCGGTAAGACAAGCGCGCAAATCGACGGCCAGGTGTTCTACATCAAGCGGAACGACACCCTGCCATCTTTGCAAGCCACGTTGACGCGGTCAGGCAGCGCCGTCAACCTCACCGGTTTGTCGGTGAAGTTCCACATGCGCGACGCGTACACCGGCACAGTCGTCATCAATTCCCCTGCAACGATTGTTGACGCGGTGAATGGCATTGTCGAGTACCTGTGGGAACCAGCCGACACGGTCGCTGCCGGTCTGTACGAAGGGGAGTTTGAGGTCACCATCGCACCTGACAAGGTGATGACATTTCCAAACGACGGACACATCCTAATACATATTGTCGACGACATCGCGTAGGAGGTAGCACATGGCTAAGCTTGCTGAGCTTTGGACGAACAGCGTTCTGGAGCGCGACACTATCGTAATTGACGGCAAGGAGTTCGAGATAAAGAACCTCGACGACTTGTCGTTCGATGACCAACTTGTGATTGCACGGAGTGCACGAGTCGCCGAGATGGCGACTATGCCGAACTCGACAGTAACAGGTAAACAGCTACGCGACGCGCTCATCACCATCGCAAAGACGCTTCTCCTTGACAACGAGAAGAAAGAGCTTACACCTACGCTTGAGTCGATGAAAGATATGGCGCTCGTACAACTCTTCAACACTTTTTTAGACGGCACGACCTTCAAGGCGCTTCAGCGGCGGAGTACCAGCTAACAGCCGATGAGGTGTGGTACATCGTCGCGCGGCTGACGCGTATATACGGCGGAACACCGGACTACTGGCTCAAGGCACCAATGCGAGTTGTACGCAACATGTTCGAACAGATTCAGCGAGTCGAAGCCGAGGAGGCGCTTCGCGACATCACGACGACAGCCGTCGGAGTAGGCTCGGTGAAGCGCGGCGTCGCGCGTGACATTATCGCGAAACTGCAGCGAGCGGCTGAGCGAAAGCGTGATACAATCGAAACGAAGGAAGCGCTGCCGGTATTGCAGACAGTATTCTCAGTCGTGAAGGAGTCGAGCAATGGCTGAGAACACCATCGGTACAGCGGTCATGGAGATTACCGCCGACACGAGCGGCGTGCTTCGCAGCGTCGATGAGCTTGGCACTTCTTTGCGGCAGCGCCTCGGACGGATTGGCGCCGACATCGGTAAGGCAGGCGGTGTGTTCAGCGGTCTAATCTCGCTTCCTGTTGCCGGGTTCTTTATGAGCGCCGCGACGACTGCGGGTGATTTCGAAAAAACACTCAACACGCTCGGCGCCGTCAGCGGCGCGACCACGGAGGAACTGAAGCGGCTGAAAGACCAGGCGCTAGAGCTTGGTCAATCTACCAGCTTCTCTGCCACAGACGCGGCGCAGGCGCAGGTCGAGCTGGCGAAAGCGGGACTGTCGGTAGAGCAAATCCTGGCGGCGATGCCGTCGGTGCTCCAGCTCGCGGCGGCAGGTCAGCTTGACGTTGGCGAGGCGGCGTCGATTGCTGCCGCGATGATGAACACGTTTGGTTTGAGCGGCGAGGGGCTGGCGCGCGTGAACGACGTGCTGGCTGCGGCGGCGAACGCTTCAGCAACCGGTGTGCGGGAGATAGGCACTGCGATGGCTTACGTCGGTCCGGTGGCGTACCAGCTCGGCGTTAGCTTCGAGGAGACGACCGCCGCCATCGCGCTCCTGTCTAACGTAGGCATAGACGCCTCGCAGGCTGGCACAGCGCTTCGCGGCGCTCTCTCGACGCTCATCAACCCAACGCAGCAGCAGAAAAAAGTGCTAGATGAGCTCGGAATCTCGGTTTACGACTCGCAGGGACGGTTCGTCGGTTTGATTGAGATCATTCGGCAGCTTGAGCAGTCGGGTGCCGACACTGCACAGATCTTGGCGATTTTTGGCGACCGCGCCGGTCCTGCGATGGCGGCGCTGCTGCAAATCGGTTCCGACTCGTTGGGGGAGATGACGAAACAGCTAGAGAATTCGGGCGGAACAGCAGAACGAGTCGCCAACTCGCAGATGGCAGGATTCCGAGGTCAGCTTGAAGAGTTAAACGGCGCACTTGAGACGCTAAAAATCCGGCTCCTTATGGACACCGGTCTCCTTGAGAAACTAACGCTAGTACTTACTAAGGCGGCAGACGCCGTGTCAAAACTCACCAACTGGTTTGCGCGCCTTGACCCCAGGGTGCAGCGGCTCCTCCTCGGGTTCCTCGGCGTGTTCGCCGTTCTAGGACCGTTGATGGTGCTCATCGCGGGAACTATTCTAGTGCTTAGCGTACTCGGTAGCACGGTAGCTATGGTCGGCATCATAATTGCGAGCCTCGTCGTCATCGGCTACGCATTGTATACAATCTTCTCGCTGTTGTGGCCTGAGATTGAGAACTTTTTCCGCACTGTCGGCACGAAGGCGCGGGAATTCGGTAACGATGTTCGCAACGCCTTCGAGATGGTGAAAGGTTGGTTGGAGCGCAATTGGCCGCTCGTGGCTAGCATTATCCTCGGTCCGATGATGCTCGTTGTGTCGCCTGTGCTTGCGGCTGTCAACATGATTGTCGGCGGCTTCTTCATGCTGAAAGACCGCATAATCGGCGCGTTAGAAACGGCTTGGGGGTTCATCAAGTCGTTCCCTGACCGCCTCTACAACGCCGGTCGTGAGATGATTGACAAGCTCATTTCCGGCATTTCATCGAAGTTGCCGAGCTTGAGCGGCACAGTCGACAGAGCGTTCAACACGTTAAAGAAACTCAACCCCTTCGCACGCTTCTCACCGTCCCTGGTCGACCAGGTACGGCGAGGGACGCATGAGATAATGCAGCTATACACGCGAATGGATGTGAATCTTCGCAGTACGCTTGAGGGGGTGAGGGAGAACGTCATCCTGGCACCGAGCGCTGTTCCTGCTGGAGCGGCGGCGCCGGTATATGTGAACGTTGAGGGACCGGTACTCGGCGACCTCGGGTTCGACGAGTGGCTCGCGCGGCGGCTGCAAACGCTGCTTCGCCGTGAAGGGAGGTTGTGATGTCGCTCTCGGGTACTCCAATTACGTCGTTTGGCGTAACTGTTTTGTGCGACTGGAATGCAGATGGTAATTACGAGGATGTGATTGAGCGGCATCGATTGAAGTCACTAGAGGTTGAATTTGGCCGCAGCGTGGCGAGCGCGCTGTTTGGCGCGGCGAATATTCCGAGGTGTGTGCTGACGGTCGAAACATACGACCGGCGGTACGTGCCGTGGTACACTGGTTCACCGTTGTACCCGAATGTGTCAACAGGAGCGCGTATTATTGTGTCGGTTCAATTCAATTCAAACTCATTCGTGCTGTTTACTGGCTATGTCGCGCGGGTGAAACCATCAATGTCCCGTCCCACCGAGGTCGAAATTGAATGCGAGGGCTCGATGAGTCGCCTTGCGCGAACGTTTCCCGTGTTTCCACCGTACCGACGCGCCCGCGTGCCAACAATTATCGATGACATTTTGTCGACAATTCCTGGATTGAACTATTTTGTTGATGAAGAAGGGCTCACTGCTGAAGTCGTGCATTACGCGGCAGATGGTACCCGCAGCGCACTTGAAATCATCCGCGAGCTTGAGCGAATCGGCGATGGATTTTTCACAGAGTTTCCGGATGGCAAGCTGTACTACTTCGGCGGGAGGCCGCCGAAACTAACTGGCTCGCCGCTGCGTATTGACGATGGCTCGCCAAATGCGGACTTCATCTACCGTGAGATGCAGGCGGTCGACGAAACGTTCGTCACGCGAATGTCGTACGGCGGAGTGCATGAGTCGAAATTTATCATTAGAAAAGTGCTTGAGCTCGCAGGACCATTTGCTATCGGCCCGCAAGAGAGCCGCGAATTTGGAATCGAAATGTCAGAGGGGCTGCTGTGGTCCATTACCGGCGTCGAGCTGGACGGTGTAGGCGCGTTCACGTATAATGTACCGTACAACGACGGCTCGAAGGCGGCGCTTGTCATTACGAACGCGTCAACGACGTCGACGCTTGTCGCGCGGCGCCTAAAAGTCAGCGGTCTCGTGCTGCTCAGCACGACGAGGCGCGGAGTCGCGGAGAACACGGCGGCAATCAACCGCCTCGGTTACCGTGAGGTTCAGTTCGACGCTTCGGTTATCCCATACTACACTGCAAAAAGCCGCGCCGAGTTCATGACCGACAAGTACGCAGCACCGTATCCCATCATTGAGGTAACATTCGACGGCTTGGTGAACGCAGAGCACGCGCGGCTGCCGTTGTACCTGCGGCAGAACGACGTCGTCTACTTCGGCTCATACCTGCTCGGCAGTCAAGTACTGCCGTGCTATGTCGAGGGGTTTCGTGTTACAATTGCAAACCACGCGACATATAGAATCACATACACACTGACAAAATACGTCAACCAAGCAGAAAACGTCTGGTACCTTGGAAGCAGCCAGCTTGGTAGTGGAACAAGATTGTGGTACTTGACGAACGAACTCTCGTAGGAGGCGCGAGATGCCATTTCCAATTCCAGTGCTGAAACACTATGATATGGTGACCAGCTCTTGGCTGAACACCTATCTTCGCGACAACCTCAATTTTCTGTTCAACAATGATTTGACACTATTTGGATTGAGCCCGGTACAGACACCGCCGAGCGGGTTGAACGGCACATTGAAAGCGTACACCTTCCGCATCAAACCGCGGGGGATCAGGGAAGGAACGTTCTATAAACTCGCAGCAATGCAGCTCGAGGCGCCTGTCATCGCGTTCGTGCGTCATGGAGGTAAGGTTCAACGGTTCATGTTCATGACACGGACAGGCGCGACCGCTACGCCGCAGGTCGTGCCGCCGGAGTATACGGTCGGCGAAGAACCCGGCGCTGCGGCAATGGCGGTCGTGTACGAGTCGACATCAAGCGTGTGGGTTGGGCTGTTCATGAAGCCGAGCGACCCAATCGCCTTGTCTGGCGAGTACGAAGTCGTGCTCATCACTGACCAAACGAAGGTGCTCAGCGCCGTCGACGAACCGGCGCCAGTCGATGTGCCGTTCGGAGTGCAGAAATTCTCGTGGGGGCAGGGGCAGGACATCGCGTATTTCGGACACACCACAAGCGCGGCGACTCCCGGCAGCAAGCAGCTGAGCATTGAACTGCGCGATTGGAACATGACCGACAACGAAGGCGAATTCGGCTTTGCACGCCTTGACGGGTACGTGATAGGCACCGCTAACGGAGACCTCTATATGTCGTGGACGTCCGACCCGAGGGGCGACCAGCTGTGGCGGGTGCGGGCTCTCGTTGCTGACGGCACAGTGGTGTCACAGACATCATCAGGAAGCAGTGCGAACCCGGCCATCATCAGCCGCGTGCAGCAGAACATGCCGACATTTTTCCGCGTGTTCCTGTGGAAGTTCGGCTTCGATGTCTCTACTATTGTCACGTCGACATACCTCACCTCATCAAACCCCTCGTTGTTCTTGAGCTCAGGCTGGCAGGCACTCCGCCAGAACGCCGCGTACGACACCATCTACTTCACACCATCCAATGGATTCTTTGTCGAGGGCGCGGTGACGGCATTCTGCACGAATTGGTAAAATTGAGGAGAGGGTAGCGCAATGGTATGGTATCCCCCTAAAACGTGGAGCAACGGCGAAATTGTTGCTGCACAAAGCCTCAACGAGCAGATTGTTGAGAACCTCACACATCTGCTCGAACAGAACTTCGCGTGGCTCGGCACCGCCGGTGCGCCGTTCACACCGCCGACCTCGTGGAAAGCGATTCGGCTCAACCGCGCGATGTCGGCGACGACGAACGCGTTTAACAACCTCGGGTACTTCACGAACGGCACGCACGTGATGGCGTACATCTGCGACACGTACCACATTCGAGAGTACGACTTCGTGCTGCAGCACCCAGGCGTGGCAGATACTTATGTCATCTCACCGCGAAGTGTGGTTGGAACGAACCATCATACATACTGCGTGCTCGAGGCGGTGTTCACCAGCAGTTCAAATGACCCAGTGCGCTTGCGCATTCGGCAGCACCGCAACCTTGCGGGCGTGGGGTCGCGCACTATCAAGGTGCTGCTGTTCGTGAGCGCGCCGCCCGTGCTCATCGATAATGACGCCATTTTCACGGGTAGTACGAACACGAATATTTACCCATTCGTCGGTCCTGGCCGATTGTTTGACGCGTACAACGTCTACACCTCGTCAGCGACGTCGCTGTCCGTCTTTCCGTGCATCGAGCGCGGTGAGACGTTCGAGCTGATGGGATTTATTCAGGCGAGCAGCACGTCCTCGTGGGAGCTGCGGCCGAACGGCGAGGGGTCGTCAACGGGCTGGATTCGGCAGCTGCTCATTGCCGACGGCACGTCGGTATCCGCGAGCCGGTCAACAAATATGAACACGCTCGTCACAACTGCGACCGCCGAGGGGGTAGGGTTCTACTACCTCGGCTCCCTGACGAACAACGGCGAATTGGTGCTGACCGGCTCACGAACGTATAACATTTTGAACCCCTTTATCGTGCACCAAGCGGTGACGAAAGGCGGGGCCTACAATCCGGTCTACTTACTCTCACTCACCGGCGGCACAGCGCTGTCGGGAAGCGTGTTTGCGTGCATTCGGCATTGCAGGTTTTGACGATGAGCGACGGACAGCTTGTTCGCCTGCGTGCGGCACTGTAGAATGTAGGAGGAGGAGGAGGAGGAGGGGGAGGCAATGGGAATCGTTCTCGACATCAGTAATCACGACTACTCAACGTTCAACGCAGAATGCTTTCGCAACAACGGCGTAGAGCGAGTCATCGTCAATGCATGGGACTGCCGTATCAGCGAAGACATGATTCGCAAATGCCGAGCGTTCGGCATCGCAAGTGAAGACATCTATTGTTTCCTCTACTTCGGACTGCCTCACGAGCGGCGTGAGGTTTCTAACGCACTCGCTCTGGCAAAGAACCTCGGAGGCATCAAACGCATCTGGCTCGACGTCGAAGCGACGCCTCCTAACGAGGCGTCGGACATGACGCCGCAAAAGCGCATCAACGTCGTTGCAGAGTGTGCCGCAGAGATCGAGCGAGCGGGGTACGGCGTCGGCATCTATACAGGACGATGGTATTGGGTGCCGTACATGGAGAACACAACAGCATTCTCGAAGTACCCCCTATGGCTCGCGTACTGGGGCAAGAACGATGGCACGCAGCCTCCTATCAAAATTGTTGACTTCGGGGGGTGGCAGCGTGTGTCTGTGCATCAATTCACCTCACGATTCGCTCTGTGCGGCAGATATCGCGACGCGAATTACTGGATGCTGAACGAAGGAAAGGAGGAACATATGACGCCGCAGGAGATCGTCAACGCCATCCTCAACGACAATGACGCGCGCAACGCTCTCATCGCCGCCATCATGGCTGATGGACCCATCCACCTCGAGCTTGACGCCGCAAAGCGGGAGGCGTGGCAGCGCGTGCTCCTCTCACGACTGAACGAGGTGCTTCAGCGGCGGTTCGAGCTCATGCGACTGGCGCTTGAAACGAACGCGGCAGTGGTCGAGGACGCCGTTCGCAAGCTCAAGCAGTCGAAGAACTAGGGTTCGTCAAGGCGCAGCTGCACCTGGAACGTCGCGGAGACGAACTCCCACTCCACCTCAGGCTCAACGCCGTAGATAGGACCGGAGGTCTTCGTCGCCGCGAGCACCGTCACGGTGCCAACGGACACCAGGTACGCCGAGTGCAGCGCCTCCACGACCGCGCGATATGTCTCCAGCGCCTCGACCGAGTCGGCGCCATAACATCGCACTTCGATCGTCTCTACGTCAACCTTATAGTGCCATGGCGTTGGAGCACCGCCCTGTGGGACGACGCTCGCGACCTTGCGCGGCATCGTACGCACTACCCCGTCGGGGAGACGCACACCATACGCCTCGACACCTGCGTTGGTGAGGATCGTCCTGACCGCACTCACAACATCACTCATAGACGACTCCTCAGATAGTCATAGAAGCGGGGGTACGTCTCCTCGGCGGCCCCTCGCAGAAAGCGCCGACCAGGATAGAACCCCCCACTGCGAGTGCGGAACCCCATCTCCTGGTACAGCGCGTACCGCACATCGAACGACCCCCATAGGATGCGGAACTTGCCTTTTCCGAGGCGTTGTGCTCCTCGATGTTGAATGCTCGACTGCAGCGTGCCGGTGCGCACAGGCATGCGAGGGCGCCGTTTCGCTAGGATGACAGCCTCCGAGGCGGTCTTCTCCAGTGCGTAGACGATAGCGTCCTCTACAACACGCTCGAACGTCGGGTTCGTGCGCACTTCCTTCACGCGAACCTGAATACCTTTAACTGGCGGCATAGACGACCACTCCCCTCCCCACATAATACATCGTCGGTCCTGGCGAGAACGACACGTCGAGGAGTCTGACCTTGTCGTAGTATACCGTGCCGTCTCGTCCTCGAATGTTGCGAAGTTCGTCTCCTCGCTGTGGGATGCCGTAGCGCGAAGGTATTAGTACGACAACGCGCTCTGTAATGCGTTCCTTATCGGCGTCGAGTAGCGTAGACGTTGCTGGGGTTGACAGCTCCTCAACCCCCGAGACGTGCACAGCAATAGTCTCCTTGTGCAGCACGTACCCGCCGACGCGCTCGTGACCATGAGCGTTGGTAATGTACGTTGGTCTGTACCAGTCGGCGAGCAACATTAGGCTGCGCATGACTACACAACCTGTACGTACCCGAGCTGATGAAGAAGCTTGCGCTTCTCTTGCGTGATGTCGAGGCGTTCGATGCGTACCTGACCGGACGAAGCCGCAGCCACACCTTGGTCCGAGACATCGAGCAGACACATCTGCACAAGAATCAGCCTACGCTGAACAATGTCATTGCGAGGGGTGTACGTGACCTCGACAGTGTTCCTGAACACTCCCCAGTTCTTCGCGTAGATGATGCGACCGACGGCTCTGTAGTCGGTAGGAGACATCGTAACGCCGTCATTGACAATGGTAGAAACGCTATCGATGGGGCGCTCCACTACAAGCCTAGTCGCCGGAGGCCAAACTTCGTACGTCTCGGTCAAAGTAATCGGGGGATGTTCTCCAGCGTAACGACGAATCAGAGCATCGTTTGCGTCGATTATGCGCTGCAACGCCTCATCAGGTAAGTCCGTAACAACGTGCTGCCGCAGCTCTGCGACTGTGAGCACCGCTTACGCTCCAAAAGTTCTGTCGTACCACCCGTCGTACGCTGCAAAAAGCATATGCGACACAATGACGATAGTGGGGGACAGCGAAGCCAGCAAGTTTAACTTCGTATTGTCGTCGAGCGGTGTGAAGATTAGGACTACGTTCACAATACCAGTGAGCGCGGCAACGAATGTGCCTCGCGTTATTTCGACTTCAGACGACGTGGACGAGCCGTTGTTTAGGAAGGCATTTTTCGCGCGCCGCATCGTATCCTCCGTAGGAAAGGGAGGGGAGGGAATCCCTCCCCTCCGTGCTGTTTGTTACACTCCGCTATGCACCATCACAAAGGCGCTCGGCCGATAGACCGCCAAAGCCGCGCGGAGGCTGGCTCGCACAGCTTGACGACCTCTCACGAAATCGTCGTTGATATACCCCGCCTCAATCTCGACCCCCTGCCGGAGAACGAGCTCGGTGTACCCACGGAACGCGCCGACGAGCGCGTATACCGTATTGGGGGACGTAGGCAGCGTGCTCACCGGTACGAGCGGCCGACCCCACAGCGTCGTGGTAGGCGACTGTGCGGGGTTACCGAAGAGGTACACGCCGTTAGCGTCCTTCGCGCCTACAATTGCTTCCCACGCCTCGATACTGATGACGATGGCGTCGGCGTTTACGAACGCGACTTTCCTTGCGAGCGTCAACGCGTTGAGGATCTTGTCGAGCAGATTCGCCGGAGTGGCACCGGTCACCTGCTGCACGCCGACGCGATTCAGAATACCGTTCAGGTTTGGCGCAGTGCCGTTGCCAACGAGCACCTGCCGATCGAGCCGTTCGCGGAGGAAATAAGTTAGCCGGTTGTCTAGGAGACTCCTCATGCGGTCGTTGTCGCGCAGCACCTCGTCCGTGACGGGAAGCCACACAGAAATTTTCCGCACCGGCTCAACCACCTCGTTGAAATCAAGCGACCCCTCAGGGTAAATAGAGCCTTCAGCAGTCTCAGCAGCCGCGTTCGTAGTTACCAGCTCCTCCATATACGGCACAGCCGCCTGGCTAGTTGCGCTCGTAGGGATGAGATCGAGAAGCTCAATCGGCCGCCGAGCGGCCTCAGCGATTGTTCCGGTGCGCACGCTCTCAGGCGGGAACTCAACCGTGCTGAAAAGCGCCTTCACATCAAACGGCACCTCCAGCGTCACGAGTCCCTTGGCACCGCGACCGACGAACGCCTTGTACTCGTCGAGGGAAACAAGCGCCTCGCCAATACCGCGAGGGGCCGTCTTTGTCTCGGTCTTAGGTACGTCAATCGGCGCGCGAAGCCTAGCCCGCACTGCGTCGGAAGCGTCGCGAAGCTCCTTGATTTCCTTCGCGAGCTTATCCAGCCTGTCGTTGATTTCGCGGAACTTGCCGACCTTCGCCTCGACCGTACCGTCGCCAAAGACGGTCACCTTGGAGAAATCGATGTCCTCGCCAGCTTCGGCGAGTGCCTTCTTCGCGAGTTCAAGCAGCTCGTCGTACTCGCGTTCAAGTTCATACAGAGACGTCATTGTACCACCTCCATCGGTTTCATTATAACGCTGCGCGTTCTGTAATGCAACACCACTACGGAACCCACGGCGCGAAGTTTAATGTGCCATTCGGATGTTCTGCCGCTATTTCACGTTCGGCTTCCTCAAATGGCACTACTTTGCCGTCACGAGCCATGCACACGAGGTCGTTGTAGTCGGTTTGATTATCGAACAACACTACCGCAGTCACTTCCTTGGCTGACTTATACGCAGTAAGCGCCGACACTCTGTAGGCATGTAGTGTCTCCGTACGAGCGATGGTACGCGCTCGTGCAGCAGGAGAACCAAACCGACCGCTCGGCACGAGACGAGCGATGCGAGGCGCGATATCTAGCGGGTTCAACCCCTCTTCACGACCCTGCAGGATGACCTCGAAAAGTCTCCGCTTTGTAGAGGAGGGGAGATCCAGCAATCCTACTCGTCTGCCGCCTTCGCGGACTACCTGCCGAGCCACCTCGTCGGGGAGGTTCACTGCAAGGCCATATGTCGCCGTCAGAGTCGACGTCACGGAGGACAACGAGGCGCCATACAGCTCCTCATACGTCTCGGTCATCCTGTCGATAGCATCAGCAACAATAGCAGCGAACACCGAGTCGTAGAGCATTTCGAGCTGTGCCTCAAGGCTCTTCCTCCGCAACGACTTCACCTCGGCGCGGTACGCGTCGGCGAGCTCGTTCCCCATACCCCGCAGCACTCGCTCAATCTTCGCTGTGTACTCTTCAATGTGCTGCTCCTGCTTACGGCGCACGCTCAACAGGAATCGCTGAGCCTTGCGAAGAGACTTCACAGCGAACGTCTTCTCCTCGTTCGCAGATACCGTCTCTAGACCGAGCATTTCGCGTGCTTCCTCGACGGAAATAACCCCCGCCTGCAGCAGCGCAATCGCTCGCTGCGCCGCCGCGCTGAGGTCTTCCTGCAGGATGCGAACGTTTGACAAGTCGAACGAGACGTTGTACTCCATCACATTGCGCTCGAATTCCGGCAACAACTGGAGCTCCAACTCGTTAGCGATGAGCCGCTGGATAGGGATTACAGTCTGCTCGTATGCCGCCTCACGAGCCTCGCCGTAGTTCGCGAACGTAGAGCGCTCCAAACCGGCGCCGAAGCCGACGACAACAGCAGGCACACCGAGGACAGCAGCGACACGCTCCTCCGGAACTCGCCGGACTTCGCGAAGCTCGAACTCTTCCGGCGAAAAGGACAATCGTTCCACCTTCACGTTGCCGGATAAGAAAATAGGTTCTCCTCTCAGATCTCCAGTAAGCTTCTGAGTCCACCGCTGGACTAGTGCCTCGGCGTCTTCTTTCGTCAATTCGATAGAGCTGTCCGCCGGTGAGATAACGACCCCCGGCACGCCAAGGTTGCGCAACAGCGCCGCTACGTAGTTGGAGGCTTCCTCGTCGACGGACAGCTCTCGCCACAGCGGCTCAAGTGGGGATTCTCCGAGCACGCCGTCTCGGTGGCTCAACCGATAGCGAAAATGCACGAGGTCTTCTGAACGCAGCTCTCGGTCGCGAGTACGATAGCGCACAGAACCGTCCTCGTCTACGATGGCTTGCACGACTTCGGCAGGCAGGTACCACAGACCAACGACACGACCACTCGGCGTACTTCGCTCTTTCAGGAGGTATGCGTTTCCATGGATGTACAAATCCCGAACGACCGCCTGCACCATGGCGGCGCCGGAATACGACTCGTTAGGTCGGTCGATAAGTTGTGCAAGAGGATGACCCTCGACGAGAGACCACGTACGAGACGATCGCTCCCATTTAAGTACGACGACAGGGGCCTCAGTCACCGCCTTCGCCACCCACTCAACGATCGCAGCCACTAACGTCGACAGCCGCGCATCTTTGATGTCCGAACGATAGTCATACCACGTGCGAGGTAGGTATACGAACGACGGCGCAGGAGACGTCAGCTGCTTCTCCGCGCGTCGCTGGAACCAGAATCGAGGCATGCGTTATCCTCCAGCAATACACATTATAACACCGAGGAGACGTGCGGTCGAACCTTCGAAGCTTGACAATCATTTACTCAACCTTCTTAACGACCTTAGCATAAGGTTTCCTATCCCGTTCTGTCATATACAGCATATGACAATCTGGGTGCTCGGCTTCGTGCCGTTTCAAGTCGAACGTCCTTGCCTTCGTTGTCTCGACCCACACGACGTATCCTCGATTACCGGCAACGCGCTCATGTCCGTAAACATCCTCCAGACGCCGCAGAAGAGCCTCGCGTTCCTGCTTCAGCCGCTCCATCTCCTCCTCAATTTCGATGAGCCGATCCACAACGGCGTCGTTAGGCATGGTCACGTCTACCACCTCACTCGTCTTAGCATCTTTGCAGTAGCCGCACTCGCAGGGAACGAGGATACCGTCTCGCGCTGCGTCGACTACCGAGTGCAGCAAATCGTGTAACTCCGCCTTCGACAGCAATTCGCTGCTATCTAAAACCAACGAGTGTGTTTCGCCAGTATCTCTATGGTGCTCAAGTAGTACGGGAGTCATCTGAACGCCGAGCATGTGTTCGATGCCTACCAAGTACGCCGAAATCTGCCGCATCCAGCGGTAACGAATGTTCGAAGCGCGGAACGCACCGCTGACGGTCTTCACCTCGACGAGAAAATCCCCCACAATCGCGTCGACGTGTCCCTCGAGGAAAAGTGACAGCGAGCACTCCTCTCCGCACAGCGGCACGATGACCTTTTTCTCCTTCTCGACAGCGTCCTGGTGGTACCCGATGGACTCGACAAACTCCTTGACGATTCGATCTTCGTTCTCGATACCGTACTGAGCGGCGTCTAAGAGCGCCTGCGAAGGCGGCTCGTATTCGTACACAGTACCATTGAACAGCGTATCCAAGTCCTGCGATAGCTTGCGCAAACAGCCGCTCAACGAAGACGCACGAATGAAGAGCTTATCATTAAGACGAATGACCGACTGTCGCTTACGATACGTAGGGAGAGTCATGATCACTCCTTCAGCCAGACTTTGTTGATTACAGCCTCGACACGAGGTGGGATAGGAACCTCGATGGCGTGGCCTTGAAGCGCCTCTACCATACCTAAACGCATCGCCTCCATTATACCGTGCTTCACCTCCTCCGCTTCCGCCTCGTCGACCTCAGCCACGATTTCATCGTGCACAACGGCTCGCACTCGGTCAGCTAGTCCCATCTCCTTCAAATGAAGAAGCGCACGCTTCAGTCCGACCGCGGCAGTACCCTGAACTTGTGTGTTCAGCGCTCGCGAGAGAGTCAGAGAATCGCCGAACAGCGTACGGTCGACACCATACGCGCCGGTCGTCACGCGCAAACCAGAACCGGAAAAGCGTCTCTGCTCGACGAGCTTCGCCGTACGTGACACCCAGAGGAACAGCTCGCGGTACTTAGAGAAGTACTTCGCCTTCACCTGCGAGGCTTCCGCAGGCGTCAGCTCTATACCGAGTTGGTGCGCCGCGCGACGCAAACCGGGAATACCACCTCCGAAAATAAGCGTGAACGATGCCGCCTTCGCGGCTTGCCTTCGGTCTTTCGTCACACTACCGAAAACCGATTGCGCGACTTCCGAGTGCACGTCCCCCTCAACGGTCGCACGCAGCAGCGACTCCTCTCCTGCGAGCGCTGCGGCAACGTAGATCTCAATCTGCGAGTAGTCGGCGATGACGAACGTCTTCCCCTCAGGAGCACGGAACATAGTTCGGTGCGTGCGCGGAATCTGCTGGAAGTTCGGCTCAAAGGAGCTGAACCGACCCGTGTCGGCTCCTATCTGCCAGTACCGAGCGCGCACACGATGGTCGGGGTCGACGTACTTCTCCCACCACTGCTCGTCGTACATCAACCGCTTTCGCGCTTCCCTCGTTTCCAGTACCGCTCGCACAGCCTCACGAAGCTTAGGCGGAGTCTCTGGCGCTGAAAGCAGGTCTTCAAGCGTCTCAGCTCTAGTATCGGCGACGTCGACTCCGAGGCGCCGAAGCCACGCCAACACCTGCTTTGGGGAGTCGACGGCCAGTCCGGCGTCGCGAAGCGCCTGCTCGCGTTCCATCGCCGTACGACGAGCCTCCGTCAGCAGACGGAAAAACTCCTTCTCCTCGATAGGCATCCCAGACGCCACGATACCGGCAGTTACAGGTACGAGGCTCATCTCGGTAAGGAGCGCATCCTGTTTACCATCACGCACCAATTCAGTTGTCTGCCTCGACATCAAATCGAGGAGGTACCTAACGTCGTTTACGCAGTAGAGGAGCGCCTCGTCCGTTAGCTCACTCCCCCATGCACTATGTTCCGCTAACGATTTGTCGATGGTACGACGCAACCGCCGCTCCACGACGGATGCCAAATCCGCCTTCACGTTGCGGCGGTCTGCCTTCAAGGCGAGACGCTCGCCAATCAGGGTATCGTACGCCGCTGCCACCTGCACTCCTCGGTGGAGGAGAAATGGCAAGTCGAATGCCGCTAGGTTGTGTCCTACGAGCCGCTTCCCCTCCACGAGCCGCGCGATAAGACT